TGTTAAAGCAGAATCAATAAACTTATCGTATCCTGCTACCTTACGATAACCACCGTCTAGTGAAGGCTCAAAGTTCTGCAGTTGGAATGCTGAACCTACATTGTTGATACCTTGTTGTAGAGGACTGATGTTAGTAATCAACCCTCCAGTAAAAGGTACAGGGAATGTTTGCCACTGTGTAGCCATTATTATGATACTCTTAGGCTAGGTGTGTTACGTGAAATAACTGTGGAACGTACATAGTCATAACGGTTAATGTATAGACTACGCATATACTTAATACCTGTCTCAAACTTACCTTGTGCAATCTGTGAAGCTTGTGTATCAGCACGGAACTGGTAAGCGTAGAACATTGCACCGTCTACAATAATATGCTTAAACTCCAAAGGAACATTAGGAACATCATCGTATAGCTCAAGCGATACTGGATTGCGATAGTATTCATACACTAACTCATATGCTTTGTCTGGGGTAGGAAGTATAATAAACTCTTGACTTGGTGCACGTACAATGTGGCGTGGTAGAGTTTGCATATCACTACCAGAGTTATACTCATAATCAACGTAATTGTCAAGGTATTCTTGATAGTCCATCAGCTTTAATTTAGTTGTACTGACGTTTAATGCTGTGTCTTTCTTGATGCGGAAGCTATTCATATCAATAACTTTAGCATCTGTAGGGTAATCATAACGTGTGACACCTGCAGTAAGTGTCTCTTCCTCTAGTACGTGATTCCAAGGCCAGTTATGTTCTTCGTGATTAATGTGTCGCAGAGAAGCATTTACAGCATCTTTAGCTGTATTGTAAAACCCTGAAGCTGTAGCAAAGTTAGAACTTGTTAGCTCTACTTCGTTCAGCCTACGGTTAACCTCGTTTACTAGTCCTAGATAGTTATAAGCCATTATTTATTCCTTACACGTAAACGAACCTTACGCTCTACTACCAAGCCATCTGAGCTAGTTATCTGACAGTAGAACTGATACAGTATATTATTAGTGCCTGACCCTAGACGTGCTGTAGTAACAGTGTTTGTGTTAGTAGCAGATATTAGCTGGATACCATTAACAAGCTGACCACTAGGAATAAGCTCTGTCTTTACACCATCAGCATTATCAACATACCAAGTAACGCTACTGATAGTTGCACTACCAAGAAAGCGTGACCAATCAATGCTATAGTCTAGTATTTCGTCAGGGTCTTTGTTAGGCCATTTAAGAGACATTATTGTTATTCCTATTATGCTGCACGAACATACACTGTGTTGCCTAGTGTGCTGTACTCACCTATGTAAGCAGTACGATCTCTGCTATAGTTTTCTTTAACTGCTTCGTAGTCAAACTGTACTGCATCTATTGTTTCATCACCTACAGTAAATGTACCCTGTACGCCTACTGGTAATACTACAGCTTGACAGTCTAGTGTGACAGTGTTGCCTGATACAGTACCGCCTACACCTTTACCTGCTAGGCTGATGTTAGCATCCGACTCAACTACAACTTCGTCACCATCTACTAGAAGTGAGTCAGTAATAATCTCTAAGCCAAACCCTACAGGTAGGATAGTAGGACCAAACCCAGCGCTTACAGTAATACTACCAAGACTTGCAGTAAATGCTGTAGTCATTGTGATAGTAGGTGTAGTACCCACACCACCATCTACTGTGATAGCACCTGCAGCACCTGTAGCTGTTACTGCTGATGGTACAACTACTGCCTCTGCTGCTGCTGTTGCACTACCTGCTGCACCATTAGCTTGTACACCTGTAAGATCAACATTGGTACGAGAGCTAATGTCTGGTGTGCCTATAGCGCCTGTACCTGCTACACCTGTAAGGCTAAAGGAAGCATCGGCCTGTTCATAGCTTTCACCAAAGGTAGCTACGGAGAAAGGATTAGTAGAGTAGGCCATAAGTTACTCCTTATGCTGCAGCGTCAATAGACCGAACGCCATACCATGTTGTACCACCGTCACGTGTCCAGAAAACGTAAATGTCAGTTTCACCACATGCGGGTGCATCAGGTGCTGTACCACCCGCCCAATCTACAGATGCAGGCCATGTGACCGTTGAGCCGTTGCCTGTTAGCTGTAGGATGAAACCCTGCGACCAGTTGTTGTCTGCACCGCTGAACGTGAATGTGGTATTGCCTGTCATAGTCAGGCTGAATGCACCCGCGCTGTCTACGTTACATGTTGGTGATGTACCTGAAAGGCTATCCCAATCTTCTGCTACAGAGTTATCAACGTATAGGTTTCCGTTGATGGATACACCGTTGCTCAGTGTGTCTAGCTTGGATGCACCGTTGTGGTATAGATTGACTGCACCGTTAAGGACAGTTTGTATCATCCACTCGTTATTTACGTCATTATAAATACCTGAACTTGATGCGTTATCATGCATAAAGACAACACGACCACCGATGCTATAGCCTTCATAACTACCGTGCGCACCACCATCAATCTGAACAGAGCCGTAGTTGCCAGAGACAGGCTGGAAGTAGCCATTGCCTGTGTCACCTAGACGTACACCTGTGGTGTTGACTGTGATTTCAGATGAACCGCCTGTTTGCAGGGTAATTGTGTTTGTGTCAAAAAGTAGTCGGGTGTCTGTGTCGCCTTCGTGATAAAGACTACCCGCAAGATAAATATTATCTACGGCGTTAATGTTGCCGTCTACGTTTACACCAGAACTATGCGTGTTAATTTTTGATACTGAGTTATAACGTAACTGAACACCAGCATTCTCCGTCATGTAGATATGCCAATCTTCATTTTCGTCGTCATAAAGACCAGCAACAGCACCGTCAGTCATAAACGACCAACGACCCTCGTTAGAGGTATTGCGTATCTGCAAGCCAGCCCAACCAGATGTACTTGAGCTAATCTGCAATAGATCGGCACGGTCACTACTCTCCGCAAGCTGAACCTGTGAGCCAAGGTTTAACTGTGTTCCTGACAGTGTGGTGAATGTGTCGGACGTATCGCTGCGCAAGAAGCTCCCACTATCAATGCCATCCAACAAGTTACTGTCAGCCGCCTTACCAGATGTAGACAGCTTACCGTCCAACGCAGTCTGCAATCCATCAATGTTGCTGATAACGTGGTTGTGGCTATCGTCTGCAATAGTTGCAGTAATACTTACATTACCAGAACCATCAAACGAACCTGATGTACCTGTAACATCGCCTGTAAGACTAATAGTACGTCCTGTTGCTAATGCTGTAGCAGTACTTGCATTACCACTTAGTGCAGCAGTAATTGTACCTGCACTAAAGTTACCTGATGCGTCACGTGCTACAACTTTAGATGCTGTGTTAGTTGGTGTAGCATCTACGTTAAGTGTAGGTGTAGAACCTTCACCAGATGTACCACCTGTCAAGTAGTTACCTGAAGTAACTGTCGCTACGTAATCACCTGTAGTGTCAGTGCCTAGTGCTACAGAGTCAGCAGCAATAGTAGTTGCAATAGATGCGTTACCTGTACCATCTACACCTGTAACGCTACCAGTGACATCACCTGTCAAGCTGATAGTACGACCTGTTTCCCAAGCTGTTGCAGTAGCTGCATTGCCTGTTGTGTCTTGGTTACCTGTAGTATTAACACCGGGAAGGTTAATACTTGCTGTACCATCAAATGATACACCACCAATGTTACGTGCTGTCTCAAGGGCTGTAGCTGTATCAGCATTACCTGTTACATCGCCAGTGACATTACCTGTCACATTGCCTGTTAAGGCTGCTGCCACACTATTAAATGTTACATCAGAAGATGTTTCTACAGCCTGACCAATGTTAATGCCATTAGCATCTACAGTAACGCCTGTACCTGCATCAGCAGAGAATGTAGTACCTGTGAGTGTTACACCGTTACCTGCACTGTATACAGCAGTCTCAGCGATTACAGAGAAAGTAATGTTAGTAGTACCGAATGTAATCGTACCACTTGTGTTCATCACATAGAGTTCACCTGCACCTGTGTCACCTTCTTTAACGAAGAAGGCATCACCCTCACCAAACGCATTAGGGTCTGATACACCATAACTATCTGCGTCTGTAGCACGTGTAAGTACCCAGTTAGTAGAGTCATCACCTACAGTAGTAACAGTATAAATACCATTGTGTGCAGCATTAGTTTGGTTATAAATAAGTACACGATCTGCAGAGCTAAGAGCTACTCCGTCAATAGTAATAGCTGCTTGTGTACCTGCATTAGTAAGTGTAGCACCTACGCCAGATGTACCATTGTCATACGTAGCGTTTAGGTTAGTTGGTGATTCTACACGTACTGGATCATGATAGTGAATACCTGCAGCAGCGATAGTGTCAACGTACTGCTTTGTTGCAGCTTGTAATGCACTCTGAGGATCACGAGTAAGAGCAAGATCACCATCAGCATTAAAGAAGGAAGCTTTACCTGCAGGCTGTGTAATAAACACCTCAGACTGTGCAGTAAGGTTAACGGCACTACCTGAGTTAGAACTTGCTAGAACGGTAGTACGAGCTAAGAGTGATGAACCTTCTGTCCACGTTCCTAGCCCGACTTCCCATTCATTAGTACTTGGCTCTAGTATGGCATAGTAAGTAGTATCGCCATCAGACAGAGCAGCAGCAAAAGATTGAAAGCCTGCTACTGAACCGTTAAGGGTAAGTGTACCCGTACCAGTAGTGGTAGTAGTTTGTTTTACTCTGTCTTTAATTACGAGAGCCATAGTTTATGCTCCTATTAAGCGATACGAATGATAGCGTTTGAGGCATCTGCAGCTGGGAACTGGATTGTGTAGTCACCATTTGTAGAAGTTTGTGTTCCCCCAAAGTCAATTACTGCAATAGCAGCATTGGAAGCACCTGCGTTATAGATGATACAACCGTCTGCAGAAATAGTTGAGGAAGTAAATACTTCATCGTCAATGTCTACAATAGCTGTTGTGCCATCTACTGTGATAGTAACATTGTCAAGTAC